AGTAAATAGTCCAGCAATTCCATGTTTTCTCCTGAGTTAATGCCCGTCTTTCCGGGCTGTCAACATACTCACACAGAGGGGAGAAACCTACCTGATAGGAGACTGTGCGTATGCTGCGTAGGTTATGTGCGCCACCTATCGCTAGGCTTAAGGGTGAGGTACTCGCTACACCAGTTCTATCCTTGACGATTTGTTAATCGAAAAGCTGGCATCTGCTTTCCCTCATAATCAAAAGCAACTTGTATTGCAGTTGCCACCATAACAGCAGGTTGTACAGGTCACATACCGACCATCATAGTAATAGCTATGTGTCGAGCAGCTAGCCCAAACGAGAGGGGCTGTAAGAGCTAACCAGAGTGCGAATAAGTATTTCATAGTTTCTCCTTAGAATGGTGCGTCACTAAGATCATCGTCTTGAAACTCTACTTTCTTTGCTGGCTTCTTGGTCTCTTTAGGCTTAACTGCCAGAGAAAAGAACTTACCTGCTTTGCCTTCTTTTAGCCATCCAGATAGCCAGTAGTCTTTACCGTCAATATTGATCGTTCCTGAATAATCAGGGTGTCTATCCTCAGTCTTATTCGAGTTGCGTCCTAATGTGCCTCGGTTTGTATTATCGTATTCCATGATTATCCTTTAGTGAATTTCTTAATTGCTGATCGTTGCTTGCTATCCAACTGGCTCCAGAGTGCAGTCTTCCAATCCGCATCTAGCTCCAGAGAATTGATGTACTCCACAGCCTCAGACACTTGGTCTTTATGAATCAGCATAATTACATCGGCTGCATAGCTACGAATCTCGTCCTGAGATTCTGAGTCTAGCTCGTCGAATACCGACTTAGTGACAGGCTTTGCAGACTTAGGTTCTTCTGAGCCTGTTGTAGCGTCTAACGCATCATGCTCACAGATAGCTAGAGCCATTACCAGCAGATACCGAGTAATGTAGGTAATCGATGCGCCTAGATTCTGGACTTCATGGCATCCCTTTAATTGAGCAGAAGCCATAGGGCAGGTGAACTTAGCGCAGCCACCATCCTCAGTATCAATAACGCGCATTGTCGCTAGGTCGCTGGTGAACTCTAGCGTATGGCAAAGTTTTAATTCAGCAAATATCAAGTTGACTGTAGGCAGGAAGTCGGTCAATTCAAAGTAGCGATACCCTGCGAATTTGTTATGTCCTGACTTTTTTAGCTCGATATTCTGGAGCTTGACTCTGGCTTTTTGTAACTTCTCATACACAAGCCATTGCTGCTGTTCTTCTTGCTCCTGTTGACGGTTATCCATTATTTATCCTTTAGCGAATTTTTTATTGAAGATGATATTGTTAGGTTGTGCTTTCTCATTAGCTTGTATCTTTGCAGCCTCCTTTTGCTCTTTGCGAATACGGTCAAAAGTCTTACGAATGTTTGTTTTGCCAGACGGGACATATTTAAAGCTCGGGTCTAGGATTGATGTCATACGCTATCCAATAACAAAGCCAGTAGAAACATTAGAAAGATGACTTTACCAGAATGACGGTCGATGAAGTCAGCTAGCTTATCGTCCGTCCTGAATAGTTTGTTCATGCTTCTTTTCCCTTAAAGTAGTTTTCTGCTTCCCGGTCTTTGTGTTCCTGATACAGCCTGTCTTGATGTTCGAAATGACGATCCTCGTCAGTCTCATCGTATTCAGGCAAGTTCTTAGACTTCACAGTACGGTTAATCATGTTGATAATGAACCGTTGCATACTGTCTCTCAATTGGATAGGATTTTGATGATGCTGCGACCAAACCCATAACATCTGTGAGAATTCTTCACCAATATCAGCGGCTGTCATGTGGCAAAGCACATCATCTGGATGACCGTCTAACAGTTCGTAAAGTAAAAACTGCTCGAATTCCTGTGCGTTCATATTTATCCTCTAGTAAGTTACCGCCCCGAAATAATGCCATACCTTAACAGATAGGTGTAAAAACATTTCTATAGATAAATCAAATCCTATAGGAACATTCTATTACCAAACAACAACATTATGAGACAATGAAATACGAGAAAACATTAAAAAGATTGCAAGAAACGCAACCTAAGCTAGAGAAGTACCCTGAACCTAGAAAGACAACTCCTAGAGGGCAACCAGTTGAAAGAAGAACCTTCAAAACTCTCAGTTCCAACGTTAAGCGACAAAACTGGAACGATTAAGAAATACCATCACGGTCTTAGATACTGCGCTGGCTGCAAGAAGTCCAGATCGTCAATGCAGTTCAAGGAACACAATGTTTGTAAGATTTGTCAGTTGAGAAACATTACGGTATAGTTCACAGGGAATGGCTAGGGTAGCTCCTGAAAAGACGATTCGTTACCGTCCTGCCAAACCCACCCTTTTAAGTAACGACAGCCAATAACGTGAGGCTAATATGCACTACTACCAATTCAATATTGGCGACTACGCCAGTCACACCCGTCATTTGTCTCCTATTGAGGATATTGCCTACAGGCGATTACTCGATCTCTACTATCTCCATGAACGTCCGTTGAACTCCGGTTTAACGTCCGTTGCACGTCAGATCAATTTGCGCGACTACGAATCCGAGGTTAAGTCCGTTTTAGAGGAATTCTTTACGTTGACTGAAGATGGTTGGATTAACGTCAGAGCAGATAAGGAAATAGCCCATTACAGAGGGAAAATTGAGCAAGCATCTAGGGCTGGTAGGGCATCTGCTGAACGTCGGTCTAACGCCCGTTCAACGGACGTGCAACCAACCAATAACCATAAACCAATAACCAATAACCAAATAAAAGAAAGGAAACCTGTCGTTCCTACGGAACTTCCTGATTGGTTGAATAAAACTGACTGGAACGACTTTGTTGAAATGCGGAAAAAGTTAAAGAAGCCGATGACAGATCGAGCCGTAAAGTTAATGATTTCTAAATTGGAAACAATGAAGAATAAAGGCATCGATACGTCAGCGGTATTGCAAAAAAGCATCGTTAGCGATTGGATAGATGTTTACGAACCTAAAGTTCAGGTTCAACAAAATTCTATGGGGAGACGAGTTCTATGATTGGAAACTTGCTAAACAAACTCGAAAAGGTCAAAGGTTCTAAAGGTCGCTGGACTGCTTGCTGTCCTGCTCATGGCGACAAATCACCAAGCCTTGCCATAACGGAAACTGATGATGGTCGAATCCTGCTCAAGTGCTTTGCCGGATGTTCAGCGCATCAAGTGGTTAAAGCCGTAGGAATGGACTTGACAGACCTGTTTCCTAACGACAACAATATCAATTACCTTAAGGAACAACATTTCAATAAACCAGTACGCAGACCGTTTTACGCAACAGACCTGCTGAAAATAATCCAATTTGAGGCACTTATTACGTCCATAGCGGCGTTTGACGTAAGTGAGGGTAGGGAAGTATCAGCCGAGGACAGAAAACGGCTTAAAACGGCTGTATCCAGAATCAACGAAGCAGTAAGTTACATTAACTAGGGGAAACTATGACTAAGGAAAAACCAGAAGCATTGCAACTTGCTTCTACTCTTGATTCGTTGGGTCTTTCGCCAATCCTTAGAAAGACTTCTGAGGAACTGCGTCGATTACATGAGGAAAATGAAGTTTTGCGGGGATGCTTACGTCGAATGTATGAAGCAGCCAAAGCTACAGGAGAACAACAATGACCATCACACTAACCCGCGAGGAAGCGCAGCAGGTGCTGGATGCGTTGCAATGCGCTACCCCGCCGACATTCAGCACAAAGATAGTAGAGGATTGGCAAAGCGCAGTCGAATTCCTCCGCGCTCGACTCGCGCAGCCTGAACCGGAGCCGGTGGCAGACAAGTACCTGATGGAAGTTGAATGCACAAAGTGCGGAGCGAAACAAGACGGAATCTTGACTGTCACCGCACCACCACAGCGCGAATGGCAGGGGCTGACGGATGAGGAGATTATGTCGCTGTTGCCCGGTGCAGTCAGGCTGCCGCCGGGATGGTCTGAAACTGTTCGCGCCATCGAAGCCAAGCTGAAGGAGAAGAACACATGAAATTAATTTTATCCCCACTTGTGTTGCTCATGGTTCCTATTGCAATTATTGTTTTGGCATACGACATTGCAAAAGTGTATGTTGAAGAAAAAATAGAAGCCGAGCTGAAGGAGAAGAACACTTGACTATCGAGCTAACGAGAGATGAGGCTGAGGAGCTACTAAAGATTCTAAAGCTGATGTACACAAACCATGCCTTAACGAAAGCCCTTGCTGATCGACTAGCCGGAGAGCCGCTGATCGAGTTTCCGAAAGAACCTGAGCCAGAGGAGCCGCTTGATTCTGGATGGAAAGACTTATCTACCGCAGAGATCAAGGCGATTTGGAACCTAACGAAAAAGCCTAGCGAATTCTCTACGATGCTCTTGGCAAAGATTAAGGAAAAGAACTATGTCTGACATGGTGAACAATCCTCCTCACTACAACACAGGCGGCATTGAAGCTATCGACTACATTGAAGCGAAACGGCTTGATTTCCATCTTGGCAACGCTGTGAAGTACATAAGCAGGGCAGAACACAAGGGTACATATACGCAAGACTTGCAGAAAGCTATATGGTATTTAAACCGAGCCATTGAAACCAAGGGGAAGAATGATGAGCATTGAAGCAAGGG